GCACCCCATTTTAACATTTCCCAACAGGTTTTTAACACTTGCTAACACACTTTGGCACGCTTTTTGCTGTGTGCCACAATTACGATTATTTAACACAGTTAAAAATAGCTAAATATTATTAATGTTTTTGCGCCTGTTATTGTTTCACGTGGAACAACCTGTTATTAATGTTTCACGTGAAACGTTTTGTTAACAGATATTAATTTTATTCTTTAAGATTTCTTAACAGAAAAAATTTGGTGGATATATAAAAAAGCAGTATCTTTGCAGCAGTTTTAGAAACAATATAAGTTTAACAATTTAAATTAGGTAATTATGAACGAAAATTTTAATGAATTGATTTTTAACTGTATTACATCAGTTAATGCACTTATGACAAGTAACGAAGTCGTAAAAGATGATAAGGCGGTTATTAAGTTGAACCGCTTTAAGAAATGGCTGAATGAGTTTTCAGCTGCAAACGGTATGAACGAGATTTAAGTAGTTCAAACCACAGGTAACACGAAGTTTAACGTTAAATAATTAATAAAGTTATGCCAAAGAATTTCAGTTTTGCTAGTAAATTTAATAAGACTAGTTTCGGTATTGATACGACAGATTTTCCATTCGTTAAGTTGACAGACATCTACAACAGCGAGAAAGACGGTGGCGGTGATGTTGTTCACCCTATTAACGGTTTGTTCGTCCATAAATCCACTTTGGGTGATTCGCCTGTAATTATTGACGCTGAGAATAAGCGTTTGGTAAACTTACCACAATTTACAGGTGATACGATACGTGAGATTCTCGCTGACAGTGAGGCTGTTGACGCTATTAAGGCAAATAAAGTCGGTTATACTATCTACGAATATGAATCACACGCAAAAAAGTGCTATGGTATCACATTCGTGGATAAGTAGTTGTTAGTGTGATAGGTTTGGTTTCACAGGGGCGGGCGAATTTAATTTGTTCGTCCCTGTCTTTGTTTAATTTAAATCTTTCTTAAAATGGCAAAACAGAATCCTATAGGTTTTACAAACAAAACGTTTGCACTTACTAGTAAAGCGCAATTAGATAAACAGATATTAACGGCTGTGGAATCACGTGGCTATTTGCGCAAAGAGATTGCACGTGTATTTCAACAGGCTAACAGACGTATACAGAACGTGGAAAAATCGGGTATAGTTTCGCCTGCTGTTGTTGCCCTTAACAAAGGTGATATAAAAGGTTTCACTAAATTCTCTATGCGTCACAGTTGGGAAGATTTAAAGATAGAATACGCAAAAGCGGTTTCTTTTTTACGACAGCCTACATCTACAGCAACAGGTACGAAAGAATATGCAGAACACTTGAAAAAAGCCTATGATTTGGACGATAAAAGTTTTACCCTTATGCAAAATAAGTTAATTGGTAAAATTGCTAGCGTTTCAGATGAGCGTTTTTTGGAACAGTATTTAATGCAATATAAAGACTTTACAGGTGAACTAGAACAAGAATCCAAAGACGTTTCGGACCAAATCGAAGACGATGCGGTAAAGATTGAAAATGCCTTAGATGATGCCTTAGAGCAAATAGGAAATGACCCAAACGCAGAAGCATTCATAAATGACGTGGATTCTTATGGCACAGATGAGCCGTTGAAACGTATATTAGACGAATTTAAAAAATTTGGTTTATAATGAAAAAAATCCCTTTTGCACTACACACAGAAACGTTCACACCAAAAGACATACATAAAGTTTTGTCTTTGGCTGTGAACGAAAAGAATTTTACAGGAAACAATAAGGGCGAAAAGTTCTTAAACGTTCCTGTGTCTTTCGATATAGAAACTACATCTTTTTACCGTGACGTTGACGGTGAAACATATACCTATGACCGTTACATAAAGTTAGGCGGTAAGCAAACCAAAATGGAAAAATGTTCTTTGATGTACGTTTGGCAATTTGGTATAAACGGTTACTGCATTATCGGGCGCACGTGGGACGAATTTATAACTATGCTAGATACAATATCAGACGTTTTAAACCTGTCTGAAAAAAGACGTATTATTATATACGTTCACAATTTAGCTTATGAGTTCCAATTTTTCAGAGAATTATTGACGTGGCAAAAGGTTTTTTCAATAGACCTCAGAAAACCTATTTACGGAATCACGGAAAACGGAATAGAGTTTAGATGCAGTTATTTGTTGTCTGGTTATTCACTTGCAAAGTTGGGCGAACAATTACGCAAATATAAATGTGAAAAGTTGGTTGGGGATTTAGATTACAGCCTGTTACGTCACAGTAAAACACCATTAACGCAAAAAGAAAACGGTTACTGTCTGAATGATATTAAAGTAGTTATGTGCTATATACAGGAACTAATAGAACAATATAAAAATATCACTCATTTACCGATAACAAAGACAGGTTTTGTGCGTAAATATTGTCGTTCTGCGTGTTTCAAGACAACAGACCCCGAAACAGGTAAAACAGTTCAAAACTTTAAGTATTTGGATAAAATTCATAACTTGAATATAACAGGTATGGAAGAATTTGAAATGTTACAAAGAGCGTTTTCGGGCGGTTTCACACACGCAAACGCAAAATATACAGATGAGGTAATAGAAAACGTTGACAGTTACGATTTTACTAGCAGTTACCCCTATGTTATGGTAAGCGAGAAATTTCCTATGAGCACAGGTGTTTTCGTTCCTGTCAAGTCTATGAAACAATTTGAGTTTATGACCTCAAAATATTGTTGTGTGTTCGATGTGGAATTTATAAATATCTTTGCTAAATCAGATAACGAAAATCCAATATCGGTTAGTAAGTGTTTCGTAAAAGAAAACGTTTCAGAAAATAACGGTCGTTTGGTTTGCGCTAGTAAAATCTGTATGACTATTACTGAAATAGATTACAGGGTGTTTTCTCAGTTCTATATGTGGGAATCTGTGAGAATCGGCAAAATGATTTGTTACAGAAAAGAATATTTGCCAACAGAGTTTATAAAATCTATTTTGCACCTGTATGAAATGAAAACTAAACTGAAAGGTGTGAAAGGTAAGGAAGTGGAATATCTCAACAGTAAAGAAATGCTTAATAGCTGTTATGGTATGAGTGTTACAAATCCTTTGCGTGACGAAATTGTATGTGATGGCGAAACGTGGGACGTTGAACACTTGACAGGCGAAAAACGTTTGGAAGTGCTGAATAAATATAATGACAGTAAAAACCGTTTTCTTTTCTATCCGTGGGGAATTTATGTAACAGCTTATGCACGAAGAAACCTGTTTACAGGTATAGCCGAATGCGGTGATGATTACATATACTCAGACACAGACAGCGTAAAAATTAAAAATGGTGATGCCCACAAAGAGTATTTCAAAGCCTATAACGATTTGGCACAGCAAAAATTGCGTGCAGCCTGTAAGTTTCATAAAATACCGTTTGAAAAGGTTGAACCTGTAACGATTAAGGGAATCGCAAAACCTTTGGGTGTTTGGGACTATGAGGGACAGTACAGACGCTTTAAGACTTTGGGTGCTAAACGATATATGGTACAGGAAAAAGGAGCGTTGACGGTAAACGGTAGGGATTACGATTACAGTTTGACGGTATCGGGTGTTAACAAGAAATCTGCTATACCTTATATGTTAGAAACATTCGGGGAAGACGGAATCTTTGACGCTTTCACAAACTATCTAGATATTCCACCGTCTGCAACAGGTAAGAATATTCATACCTATGTGGACTATGAACAAAGTGGAACTATTACAGATTATTTGGGAACGGTTTCAACTTATGACACAAAGACAGGGGTACACTTAGAACCTACAGGGTATACTTTAAGCCTGTCTGTTATGTATATTAATTATTTAATGGGAATCAGATTAAAGAAAGAATAATATGAAACAGAAGAAAGAAAAGGTGGAAACACCTAAATTTTATTCTTTGTCTAGAATATTAGCAGAGAATGCAGATTATAACGTTATCTTTGGTGAACGTTCAAACGGTAAAACTTATGCTACATTATTGTACGGTATCAAAGAATATTTGCGCACAGGAAAACAGATGGCGTATATCCGCAGATGGCGTGAGGATTTAAGGGGAAAACGTGCAGAAAGTTTGTTTGCAAACCACGTTTCAAACGGTGTTATCAAAGAACTTACAAACGGTAAGTTTAACGAAGTCTTTTACGTTTCGGGAAAATGGTTTCTATCAAGCTATGACCCCGAAACAAAGAAACGTGTACCCGATAACGTACCGTTTTGTTTCGGTTTCTGTCTGTCAGAACAAGAACACGAAAAATCTAGCAGTTACCCGAATATAACTACTATTGTTTTCGATGAGTTCTTAACAAGACGTTACTATTTACCCGATGAGTTTATGCTATATATGAACCTGTTGAGTACTATTATCAGACAAAGAAATGATGTTAAAGTCTTTATGCTCGGTAATACAGTTAATCAGTTTTGCCCTTATTTTACTGAAATGGGATTGAAACAGGTAAGAGTGATGGAACAGGGAACAATAGATATTTATAAATTCGGTGAGCACGGTGCAACAGTGGCTGTAGAATATTGTAGTACTATTGTAAAGCAAAAAGCGAGTAACAAATATTTCTGTTTCGATAATCAAAATTTGCAGATGATTACGGGCGGTAAATGGGAACTAGCTGTATATCCACATTTACCTGTAAAATACAGCCCGAAAGATGTGCTTTTCGTGTTCTATATTCAGTTTAACGAAATGACGTTACAGGGTAATATCATACAGGTGGAAGACAAAGACGGTGTTAATAACTTTATGTATATACACAATAAGACAACACCTATTAAGGACACAGAAAACAGTTTGATTTATTCCCTTTGTATGAACGGAAAACCAAACTACAGGCGCAAACTTTTGTCAACAGCTAGTTATGCGGAATCACAGATAACGAAGTATTTCTCAACAGATAAGGTATTTTATCAAAATAACGAAATAGGTGAAATTGTGCGTAACTACTTGATGGCAAGTAGTAGAAGTAACATTATTACTTAAAATATGTTAAGACATGGAAAAAAGTGTTTTACGTGAAACATTTTCCCTGTTTTTATTTGATTGTTTCATATATTTTGTTTATCTTTGCACCATTAAATAACAAAGTTAAAATTTGCTATATGGAAGTAAACGAAATTGTATCGTTAATAAGTAACGTCGGTTTTCCTGTAGCTGTATGTATCGCCCTTTTCTTTTATATGGAAAAGCAGAACGAAAGACATCAGAACGAAACCGACAAGTTAAACGAAACAGTACAGAGTAACACGAAAGTGTTGACAGAACTTTGTACGTTAATTAAAACACTTGTAAAATGAAAAAAGAGAAGCTTTATAACTTGTATCAAGCACAGGTCAAAGACAAAGATACAGCCTTAGACACGTTCTTTCAGCGAGTTCTTTGTATGACATCAAAGATGTTTGATTACACAGGTTTACCCGATTCAATTCCACAGGTAGAACTTGAAAAGATTCTGCAAACAAGTGGAAACGTAGGAATCGCAAAGGTTAACGGTGAACTGTATGCACTACAGGGAAACAGGGGTGGCGAATGTGATGCCTATTACAGGGGAAAAGATTTTATCGTTGCAAATCCGTGGTTAAATTTGGATAAAACATATAAAATTGATTCCGATATTATCGTTATCAATAACACACCGTTTGCAGATTCGATTCTCCCTGTTATCGGTAAATATGGTGTACTTTACACAGACGCAGTAATCACTTTAAATATGACTAGCGTCTTAACACGTATCACTATGTTAATTTCTGCTAGTGATGACAAAACGAAACAGAGTGCAGAAACTTTCTTAAAAAAGATTTTGGACGGTGATTTCTCGGTTATTGGTGAAAATGCCTTTTTCAAAGGTGTTAATATGCAGACCCCACCGACACAGAGTAACCAACAGATAACGCAGCTAATAGAACTTTTGCAGTACTACAAAGCTAGCCTATTTAATGATTTGGGGTTGAACGCAAACTATAATATGAAACGTGAGCGGTTGAACACGCAAGAAGTTTCTATGAATATAGACGCTTTAATGCCGTATGTGGATTCAATGTTAACAGAACGTGTTGAGGGTGTGAAACGTGTTAACGAAATGTTCGGTACGGATATTACCGTAACTTTGGGTTCAAGTTGGAAAATCGAGCACGAAAATTATTTGTCGTTACTCAAAGCCACAGAAGATGGGCACGACCACACCGAAACAGAAGACGTTGACCCTGTAACGGAAAACGAAACAGAAGAAACGCAAGAAACAGAAGAAACGGAAACAGAAACAGAAGAAACAGAAGAAACAGAAGAAACAGAAGAAACAGAAACAGAAACAGAAGAAACAGAAGAAACGCAAGAAACAGAAGAAACAGAAAACAAAGATGAAAATTAAAGAACTTTTCACGGTGGATAACGGTTTGTTTGAAACCATTTTTGAGCCTAATTTTCCTGTTTTGTACAAATCAATTTTCGGGGAAGATGCCCCAAACTTAATTGATATTGATTTGCGTTTCAAATATGGAAATAGGGAACTAGTTGACGCTATCACAAACGAAACTGCAACAGATATTATAAAAGGTATCATAACAGTTAAGTTTGACGAATGGCAAAGACAGATTCAAGTGTTTAATAAAGAATATGATGTACTGAATCCTGTAACGTCAAAGACAACTGAAACGACATCAAACACCGTTGACGAAACAGGCAATAACAGCACAGTCGATTCAAGTGTAACATTTAATAATGGGGAATTTGGAAATGATACGAAACAACAGCGAGATTCCACAGGGAACAGGCAAGAAACAGGTACGAAAACAAGTACTAAAAGCGGTTTTCCGTCTAGCATTCCTGTTAGTGAAATTATTCAAAAAGAAATGAATCTCAGAAAGACCAACTTTAAAACACAGGTGGTAACAGAGATTGCAAAAGAAATTAGTTTAGATATTTATTAATTCTTAAATTTTATATAAAATGGAAGTAAAACAGATTTATACGCTTATTAACAGCGTTTCAAGTGAGGTTTTGGGAAAAACAGATTTGGTACACGAAGACCTTACAGGTGTTGTCGATTTGGGTAACGAGATTTTTAATCAGAATGCCGTTGACAATTATGTTAAATCACTTGTAAACCATATCGGTAAGGTGGTTTTCGTAAACCGCCCTTATTCGGGTAAAGTTCCATCCGTTCTTATGGATGCTTGGGAATTTGGTTCTGTTTTGGAAAAGATTTCCGCAGACGTTCCACAGGCTGAGGAAAACGACACGTGGAATCTTACAGACGGTACAGAGTACAAACAGGACGTGTTCCACAAACCGACCGTTTCTGCTAAGTTCTTTAACTCAAAGGTGACATTCGAAGTTCCTGTGTCTATCACAGAAAGACAGGTTAAGGAATCTTTCAGCAGCGCAGCACAGTTGAACGGTTTCCTGTCTATGATTTACTCAGCAGTTGAGAAGTCTATGACTATCAAGACAGATGCGCTTGTGATGCGTACAATTAACAATATGATAGCAGAAACTTTGGACGCAGACAAAGCCAAATTCGGTTTCGTACCGTCAACACACGAAACAGTTGACTACAGTTCTGCTAGTACTGTTAGATGCGTTAACCTGTTGAAACTGTATAACGATAAGACAGGGGCACAACTTACCGCAGCCGCAGCTATTACCACACCCGATTTCATTCGTTTCGCTGCATATATTATGGGTTTGTACTCAGACCGTTTGCAGACAATTTCAACCCTGTTTAACGTAGGTGGTAAGGAACGTTTCACACCGAAAGACGTTTTGCACACAGTTCTGTTGTCAGATTTCGCAGCCGCAGCTAAGACCTACCTGTATGCAGACACGTTCCACGAAGATAACGTTCTGTTGCCAAAGGCTGAGACTGTTGCAAGTTGGCAAGCTACAGGAAAAGACTATGCCTTTGAACACGTTTCAAAGATTGACGTTAAATCTGCTAGCGGTGCAAACATTTCAGTAAGCGGTGTACTAGGTGTGATGTTCGACCGTGATGCGCTCGGTGTTACTAATTTGGATAGACGAGTAACAACCAACTATAACGCAAAGGCGGAGTTTTTCAATAACTATTATAAATTTGATGCCGGGTATTTCAATGATACCAATGAGAACTTTGTAGTGTTCTTTATTGCTTAATTTGGTTGTTTAACTGTTTAGGGTGTTTTCCTGTAGTTGATAGCACAGGAAACACCCTTTTTAACTTTTAAGGTATGATTAAAATTAAAACATTCAATTTTGACGGTAAACCAAACGAAGTAAACAAGACGTTACAGGAAAACGAAGAATATACTGGTGTATTAAATGCTAGTTTTAACGTGTTAACACCTATAGTAAGATTCAGAACTCTCACACCTGTTACGTTTAATTACGTTTATATCGAAAGTTTAAACCGTTACTACTTTGTTAAGGAATTGACGCAAGATGGTGATTTATGTACGGTACGTTTGAAAGTGGACGTTCTTTTCACATACAAAGATAAAATACTGTCTAGTAGTGGAATCTTAACACAGGGTGAAAACGTTAATAAATACCTGTCAACCCGTAATAACGTGGTGGACGTAAGACCACACGTGAGAAAGTTGGATTTTCCTAATAAGGAACTGTTAAACGAAACAGGTAGTATTGTTATGGTAACTATAAAAGGTAATAAATAATGGCAAGTTATAAAATTAATTATCACTTAACAAATTGCACTACTACAGCAGTTAGTAGCGCAAATTACGACACAGACGGTAATATTATTCACTTTTGCGGAAAAGCTGTGGACGGTTGTTATTTTTTGCCAAACGATGGTGAAAATAACTATATTTCCCGAATGAAATCGGGTTCTTTAACTGTTACTAAAATCAATATATCAAGAGTTTCTGCTAGTGATGACAATAATGTTATTAACGGTAATATTGATGGTATTTCGTCAGATGGCAAATACTTTTCTAAGCGAATGAGTTTCGGAAATACAAACACAGGCGAAATGCAGTGTTACTTAAAAGCTAGTGGCGGAACACCTACAGTAAAAACGTTAAAGATAAATAATAACGTTTCGGGAACAAAAGCCGTTTCTGTGCAGAACGGTTTAAATTTTGATATTACGTTGACAGGTAACGAAGATGGAACTTTTACTGTTGCGCCTGTAGTTACTTATTTTAACAAATATCACGAAGCAACACATGGAACTATGAACGTTAACGGTAAAGTAGCAACATTTAGTGTTCCTGTAGCTACAAACGAAGAAGTAACCATAAATGGAACGTTCACACCGAAACCGAAAGAGTTGACAATAACAAATCACGTTTCGGGAACTACAGCAACATATGTGCAAAACTATGAAAATTTCGATATTACGTTGACAGGTAACACAGATGGAAGTTACTCGGTTGTTCCTGTAGTTTCTTACAGAAACGAAAGTGGAACGGAAACAACAGGGGAAATGAGTGTTAACGGTAAAATAGCCACATTTAGTGTTCCTGTTGCCACAAACGAAAATGTAACTATTACAGGTACGTTTACACCCGAAATACCACAGAAAGACGTTCCTGTTACTTATGAGTTAACAAATTGCACCGTTTCACCACAGCCACAGACAGTTAAGACAGGTAGCACGTTAAATTTGACTGTTACACCGAACACAAATTACAAATTAGATTCTTGCAATCTTATTTGGAATGATGGTGAGAAAGATATTACCATAAGTGTTACAAGTGGTGTTATTTCGTTCCCTGTGCCCGATTCCTGTGCGTCTATAACCGTAAAAGCTGTAGCTAGTGTAATAACCCCTATCGGCAAAAATTACGGTGTTATAAACGTTTATTGTGTTACGCTTGACAATTTGGACGAATTTTCTAAACAGCGTTTCTTTACTGTAAAAGACGATACACAGGGAATCTATGAGGAAGTTAATTTGGGTATCTTTGTAAACCGTATCAAACGAATTTTCACAAACGTTCCTGTATCGGGTACAGATTATTTGAGGTGTGGTAACTACAACACAGGAATAACGGTACAAACACCCGAAAAGGACGTTATTTCGCTTAACTTTGGCGATGTGACGTTAACAGGTTTGAACGGTGATTCAGAAGACTATAACGCACAGATTTCGGTATTTATTCCCTGTCGGGGATTTGTTGCTGTAGATAGTAAATATATCGGCAAAACGATAAACCTATCTTTCAAAGTGAACGTGATTACAGGTGATGCCGTAGCGTTTTTGTCCTGTGATGGTGTTGTCTTTCAGTTAGAAAGTTTTTCCCTGTCACGTGATGTTATTTACAAGACAGGAACAACAGAACTTAATATTGTAGGCGGTACTCAATGGGACGAACAAATTTTGTATGGTTTAGAACCTTATGTTATTATAACGCAGAACACCACAGTAAATAAGCCTGTGAACAATACACAGGAATCCGTAACAATCGGGGACGTAACAGGCTATGCACAGTTTGAAAACGTAAATTTGGACACGGTTAACTTGTTGGTAGATGAGTATAACACCATTATTTCAGAACTTGAAAACGGTGTTTATCTATAAAAGAAAAGGGACGGTAACAAGACCGCCCCTTTTTCTTATTTGCTATAAAATTCATTCATTAAACCTTTCTCACAAAGGAAATCGAAACAGCGATTTTTAATGCCCTTTTCTGTTTCAAGACAGTTAGAAAGATATTCGATAACTTTCTTTTGTGCCTGTAGTGTATCAATTACAGAGTTAATAAGTAAACCGTTACCACCTGTAGTATTTTCAGCTACAAACTTTAAATTGTCAATGGAAACCGAAATGGAATCCTGTAAAACCTTAAAACCTTTTTCCATAACTTATTTCTTTTCTAAATTCATAATAACCTGTTGACGTGGTTTACCGTTTCGTGATACAACCGAAACGTGATACCAAAAACTTTTAGAACCTTTTCGATGTTCTTTAATAAGTTGGTCAAAACCGCCTGTTTCTCTAAGAACCTTTTCCAAAGATTCCATATCAGAACAAATCAAATCAGCGGCTAAACCCTTTTGGTGTTGACTGTTAGAAACACCGCCTACAGCCTTATTTAACACAGGACATCTAAAACCGCTTGAAATAAGAATAGGTTTACCTAACTTTTCACGAATAATATCCAAATAATCTGCTAACTTATTCAAGTTATCGACTACTTCGAATGTAGGGGTGTTATCAATCCCCAAACGTTTTGCTGTTGCTGAGTTTAAAAACTCAGACAGGCTAAAATACTTAATCTTTTTCATTTTCTCTTATTTTGTTGAAATTACAAACCATTTACGACTGTCTTTGTGTGTCGGAAAACGACCCTTAACCGTAATAGAACAATCTCCCGAAAGATAGTCTATTTTGTTGTTTAAGAACTCGCTTACTTTGTCAGAACGTACCATATAAACCGTTTCTGTATTAACCTGTTTAAGAGTGATTTTAAAATAACTATGTTCCATATTATATATATTTATGCCTGTGAGTGTTACCCCACAGGCTGTTAATATTAACCGATTCTTTCGCTAGTTTGAATAAGCTGTAAGAATGAACTAGCATTTTTACCCAATCTGTTGCAAAGTTGAGTAACACAACAACCAAATTCGTTAATGTAGTTCAAACTATCTTTTGATTCGAAAATGGTGCAAAAGTCTTTCGTCACATTTAGCGATCTGTTATGTTTGATATAGTTGGTTTCGTGTTCAAACATAACATTTGCCACATCAGCAAAAACACCCTCAACTATTTGTGTGGTACGTATTGTTTCACTATTTACACGAACACCGTTTACAGAAACTACAGTTTCAAATTCCAATGTAATTTTATACTTTGCCATAATATCAATATTTAACTGTTTGACTTATTTTTAAATTTCTGCTGCAAAGATACGATTTTTTCACGAAACAACCAAATTATTTTTGTTAATATTTCTTAAATTGAAAATTTTAATCTTTTTAACAAAACGTTTCACGTGAAACATTAATAACAGGTTGTTCCACGTGAAACAATAACAGGCGCAAAAACATTAATAATATTTAGCTATTTTTAACTGTGTTAAATAATCGTAATTGTGGCACACAGCAAAAAGCGTGCCAAAGTGTGTTAGCAAGTGTTAAAAACCTGTTGGGAAATGTTAAAATGGGGTGC